TGCAACAGTCAAGGCTTCTTCAGCTAAATCCTCATCCTTCAATTCCAAAATAACCTTATCGCTAAGCCAGGCCACGACCAAATCACTTTCACTCAACTTAAAAAAATGTGCAAACTTAACCACCTGTTCCTTTGTAGGTTTTCTTTCGCCACGTTCAAACTTGCTTATAATTGCTTGGTCAATACCAAGCTCTGCCGCCACCTCCCGTAAATACAGGCCCTTTTGCTCTCGTGCCACCTTAATAATGTCCCCAAATGTTTCCATTAGACAAAAAACGTTTTGACAATTTCCGTCAAACCTAATATTGTTTTGTGAAAAATCATATTGCCATTATCGAATCTCAGTGATTTGCTTAACAAATAGATTTACTAATTGCTCATTCAGATTATTGGGATACTTCTCTTTTAGTGACTTTTTCAATGTTATTGGCAGACGCAGAGTTAATGTAGTTGTCTCACCGCCATACTTTAATTTTTTTCCTGCTCCAGGACGCGCTCCTCCTCTTCCGCTTTTTTTTTGAGATTGTCTCGCCATAAATAATCGCAGGTTCGCTACTGGTATAATTCCATTTTTGGAGCGTTAGCTAAAACGACAACAAATATAGCATTATTTTTGAAATTGCAACACAATTTCAAAGTTTGTTCATGTATATAATTCAGCTAAAACATAATAGTTCTTATTGGGATTTTGGCAACCATGTATTGCCAGCTTGGGGACATTCTTTTTGAAGGGTTGAAAGGGTTTGAGGCGTGGAGCGTTGAAGGAAACGAGGCGTCCTATGGTGAGCATGCTCTTATTGACGGCAAGCCTCGGTTGCAGAAAACCGGCGACACGCTCCAGGAGCTTAATCTTACCTTCCGTTTACACGCTAAGTTCTGTAACCCAAAGCAGGAACTTGCAAAATTGGATAAGGCAAAAACAGAAGGCGAAATACTACCGCTGCTTATGGGCGATGGTACATACGTTTCCGACTATGTAATTATCTCCGCTCCCTATACCGTAGATCATGCCCTCGCCGACGGTACAATAGTACAGGCGACCGTAAACCTCTCCCTAAAGGAGTATATACCGTATTCCAAAGAGGAACAGCAGCAACAGGCGGCCCGTAAAAATGCCTTTGCAACAGACGACAAAAAGCCGGTTGTTACCAGACCGCCACAACCGCCTACCGCGGCAGCCGCTGCCGCAAAGAATGTAACCGAAACCGCGCAGCAGGCAAATAAGGTTGACGGACTGGTTAGCGAATATGAAAACAACCTGTCCAGTCAGGCAACAATCGAGCAGTCAATAAAGGACGCCTGCGACAAAGGCAACAAGGCTATTAATGACCTGAACGATAAATTGAATAACGCGCAATCGCTACAAAATATCTATACCGGGTTACAGGGCGCGGCGCAATCGGTGTCCGGGAGGTTTAGCTCCATAAAAGCGCTGTTTCCTATTACCAATATTGCAGACCTGAAAGATGCCAATACCTACCTGCAGGCGGCTATGCGCAGCATGTACGGCGCGTCTATTCCTTTATTCAATAACGTAATTACGCGGCGGTAATGGCAAATACGCAATATGTAGTGAAAGACGGCGAACGTTGGGATAGTATCGCGTATAAGGCATACGGGCGGGCAGACCTGGCTCACATTATCATAGAAGCAAATCCGAAAGTACCGATTACCGCGCGTCTGGAAGGCGGCACCGTATTGGAGATACCTATACTGGAGGAAACATTAGTGAAAACGGACGCGGAGCTATTGCCGCCGTGGAAAAGAGGACTGTAAATGAGCGTGGCCCCTAAGCCGTATTACAAAGTATTATACGACGGAAAGAATATAACGGCGGATATAAGTAAGCATTTGCTCGCCCTCACCTATACCGATAAAACGGAGGGAGAAAGCGACGAGCTGGAAATTCAGTTAGAGGACGTAGACCGCCTCTGGCAAAACGAGTGGTATCCGAAGAAAGGCAGCGTCATAAAAGCGGAGATAGGTATGGCTGGGGGTGCCGTATTGTCCTGCGGCTCGTTTATGATTGACGAAATAGAATTTTCTGCCCCGCCTGATATAGTATGTATTCGCGGCCTCGCCGCCGGTATCGGGTCGGGAGTGCGTACAAAGAAAAGTTACGCGCATGAAAACAAAACGCTGTCCGAAGTAATACGCACGGTAGCAAGTAACGGCGGCTTCCAGGTATCCGGGAAAATTGAGAATATACGCGTGGGCCGGGTTATGCAGCACCGCGAAACAGACCTCGCCTTTCTAAAGCGTATAAGCCGCGATTACGGCTATGTTTTCAGCGTTCGGGATAAAACCCTTGTCTTTACCTCTATCTATGATTTAGAGGCCCGTGATAAGGTGTTAACGCTGGGCAGAACAGACCTTATCAGCTTTTCCTTTAAGGACAAAACCTCGGAAACTTATAAAGGCGCAAAAGCACAGTACCATAATTCACTTACCAAAGAAACAATAAGCCATAGTGAGAACGGCAATAGCGACGATACGGCGGCGGATCATTACGAGCTACGCAGCAAGGCGGAAAATAAACAACAAGCAGAGGCCAAAGCTAAGGCGGCGCTTCATCGCGCCAATTCGCACGAAAAGACCGGCACCATAGCAACGCCGGGAAATGTACTGTTAATAGCCGGGCAGAATGTTGAATTAACCGGCTTAGGCGTACTATCCGGTAAATACCATATAACCGGCTCAAGACATACCATTGACAAATCTATGGCTTACGGAACGGAGGCTGAGCTTAAACGCGTAGGCACCGTACCGGAAAGCAAATACAAAAGCAAAAAGAAATAAGGGTTTATAGGGCGATGCTAAAGTTTGGATTGATATGTGAGGTTGACCCGGCTAAAGGACTGGCTAAGGTGCATTTTCAGGACGATGATGTACCGAGCGGCTGGCTGCCTATGAGCGTACAGAAATCTTTAAAGGATAAATACTCCTTTCCCTTCGACGTAAACGAGCATGTTTGGTGCCTTATGGACGAGCATTGCGAATACGGCGTTATTGGCGGCGCTATCTATAACGACCAAGACCAGCCAGCCGGTACCGGTGAAGGAAAGCTGGTTATACAATTTGCCGATAACTCGACCATAGAATACGACCGGAATAATAAAACTTTATCGCTCCTGATTAAAGGCGATATAAAAGTTATTGCGGACGAGAAAGTGAGCGTGGAATGTAAAGAGGCAGAAATAAAGGTTACCAATACGGCGACGGTAACCGCAAACGAAGTAAACATAGAGGCGCAGGGCAATGCGACGGTTAAGGCAAGCTCCGTAAAGATCGACACGCCTAACGCGCAGGCAACCGGAAATCTTGACGTAACCGGAAACATTACCGCTGCGGCTGTTACCGCTTCCGGCGACGTGAAAGCCGGGGCTATCAGTTTATTAACGCATAAGCATACCGCACCGAGTGGCGGCGGGCCTACAACACCGTCTATACCATAATGGCATCGGTAAAAGATATACAGGCGGCGGACTGGCAGTTGTCCATAGAGGGCGTAGGCGTTGTAGTACAGGGATTAGACGATATAAGGCAATGCGTCAACCTGATACTGCTTACCCGAAAAGGCAGCGATCCGCTGCGCCCGGAATTTGGCTGCGATATGTACCTCTACATTGATAAGCCGGTTAATACAGCGTTGCCGCTCATGATTAAGGCTATGCTGGAGGCCATACGCCAATGGGAACCGAGGATAGACGTATTAGGTATCACACACGATTTGGATTTTGGCAAGTAATTCTTTCATACGGTTTAAGATAAGCTACAGGCCGGTTGGTGAGCAAAAGACCGACAGCCTGGAATTTGTTTTGAACAATAAAGTTGCAACGAATACCGGGGCGGCACCGCTGATATTGGAGGCAGTATTGCCGCAGGATATTACAACCGCGTCGCGTTTGTTTGTTTCGCTTATCCTCGATGACGTTGCCATGCAGCCGGAAATACCCGCCGCCGGTTTTGCAAGCCTGAATGATTTATATAGCTGGCTTCAGGCTAACTGGTATATGTATGGGCGCTGGTTTATTACGCCGGACAAATTGGTTCTTTACCTGAATGCGGGCCTTGCCACAAAGGGAACGCTTACAGTTACCGCAACAGCCAGGTATGTGTATATAGCGGCAATTCCGGTACTGCAACCGGAAGAGTATTACTATGTACGCTTTGTAAAGAACGGCACGGAAGTAATACCGGCATTTCCGGAGGATATGGCGACAACTATGGAAGATATAGTCGTATGGGCAAATCAAAACTGGCGGAACGCCGGGGAGTGGCATATAGAGGACGGTAACTTAATTCTTACCGCGCCGCAGCCCGCAGATATTGAGCTATCTGTTATAGGCCGTTTGCCGGGCGGTTTTGATTTTGGCTTTTCAAATGGTTTTGACACGTAGTTAGTGTTTAGTGAAGATTGGATAGAGGCGAATGGAATTAACGAAACCGCAGTTTATACAAGTTGACGCGGCGGCTATTGTAAATGATATGATAGCGGATTACGAGACCGCTACGGGAAAGAAGCTCGCGCCAGCGCAGGCGGAGCGTCTTTTGATTAACGGCTTTGCATACCGCGAGTACCTGCTCAGGACGGCCATTAATGAGGCAGCGCTTCAAAACCTCGTTGCTTTCGCCCGCTTCCCGGCGCTGGACTATCTCGGTGAACTGGTAGGCGTTCGCCGCCTTCCTCCAAGCAAAGCCGGTTGCCTTATCCGGTTTACATTGGTAGCGGGACACGCCGCGCTGGTTATTCCCTCCGGTATTCGCGTCCAGAGCGTAGACGGGCAGGCCATCTTCATAACAACCGAGTCCAAAACGGTTGCCGCCAGCGTTTTAACCGTTGACATTAAAGCAGAATGTACGGCGGAGGGAAACATAGGTAACAATTATTCGCCGGGAGATATAGCGGTAATACTTGATCCGCAGGCGTATATCGCCACCGCCGCAAATATTGACACCAGCAACGGCGGTGCAGATGAGGAAAACGACGAGGAACTGCGGGAGCGTATCCGTTTAGCGCCCGCCGGTTTTAGTAACGCAGGAAGCAAAGGGGCTTACAAGTTCTTCGCAAAATCTGCGCATCCTTCTATTATTGACGTTGCCGTTACCTCCCCGGTTCCTGGGCAGGTGAATATTTACCCGCTACTCATTGACGGAACGCCGCCCTCTACTGAAATCATAGACGCGGTATTTGCAAAATGTAACGCAGATAAAGTACGACCGCTGACCGATACCGTTGTAGTACAGGCCCCGGTAATGATAAGCTACGCGCTTGTTGTTAACCTTACCCTGCTAACGGATGCGATACCTACACAGGTAGTAAGCGAGGTAACCAAAAACTTACAGGCGTATGTAGATAGCCGCAAAACGAGGCTTGGCGTTGACGTTGTAGGCGCTCAGATAGTAAGGCAATCCAATGTAGAAAAGGTATATAAAGCGGAGGTAATCAGTCCCGCCGCGGATATTACCGTTGCCGAGAATGAATACACGAATTGTACAGGCATAACTGTAAATGTTATAGGCTTCAGCGATGAATAGGGATATAGTACTGGCAAATAGTATTGCAGATCTTCCGCACTTTGCGGCCTTCGACCTTATTGCAAAGAAAAGGTTGGAGGCAATACAGCTTGATGCGCTGCTGGTGTACCTGATCGATACGGTATCGGAGGAGGCGCTTTCATTTCTTGCCGAGCAATTCGAAGTGTTAGGTTACAAGGGTATGCGCCTTGCTGCAACAACGCAGCAAAAGCGTGAGGTAATAAAACGCGCTATTGAATTGCACCGCTTCAAAGGCACGGTATGGGCGGTAAAGGAGGCATTAAAAACAATCGGTTACCCGGACGCTATACTGACAGAACACGTACAAAGCGGCCCTGGAGGTTGGGCTACCTTTCGTATTGAAATAGACGCGGGCAATAATCCTATTTCGGCGCAGGCGGTTGATGAATTAGTAAGAATGATCGATGAGTATAAGAACGTCCGAAGCCATCTTGTGGATATTTCTTATAAGATCACGTTTACGCCCGATAGCATTACACTGGAGGATGAAAGCTACGAGAACCCCGCGGTAACGGATACCGACGACATTTTTGTAGGCGGCGACTTTAAATACAACGGCGCGTACACTTACAACGGGGATAGGAATTATAGTACGGACACAGATATTTTGACAGTAACGATTATTTAATGAGGGACGGAATAGGAATAGAGCCGAGGGGAGTTTTCAGGTTGCAAGTTATTGAAGCGGCAACCGGCAGAATATTAGAAAGCTACGAGGACAATAACCTCGTTGTAACGCTTGGTAAAACAAATACCGCTCATCTGTTAGCGGGCGCTTCAACAGGAAAGAAAATCAGCAAGATTGCCGTAGGCATAGGAACCGCAGCACCGGACGTTGCAGATACTTCGCTTACTACTCCCTTTATAAAAAACGTAGACGGATATTCGTTTCCTTCGGTTAACGAGGTATTGTTTACTTGGACAATAGGTACAACCGAAGCAAACGGTTTGAACATTACTGAGTTTGGTCTGCTGAATGATAACGGCGACCTGTTTGCAAGAAAGATACGCTCGGTTATTGCAAAGTCCTCGGCGATCATGCTGGTAGGTACATGGAAAATTACAATCAATTAGATAGGGTTTATAGGGGTTAGGCAATGGCAAATCTTACGGAAACGGCTTTATGGGAGCTTGGTATATACCAGATAGAAACAACGGACTTGGTAATAGGCGGCCCGACAGGTATATCCAACCTTCAGGGCAAGCAGCTGGCTAACCGTACTTCCTGGCTCAAGCAGCAGGTAGGTATGGCAAACCGGCTGGCCGACGTCTCATGGATAGACGCGAACACGACGCTTACTAATGCCCACGCCGGTCATGCGATAGTGGCGAATGCGGACAATAAAACGCTCACCATTACGCTGCCCTTAGCCGGTAGCGTTCCTAAAGGGACGATGGTTGCGGTAACCGCTATAAACGTCAATAAATCACAGGTAACTGTAAAAGCAAATTTTACAACCATAGGCGGCGGGCCGTTTACAATTCCGATCAGTGATATTATACAGTACGGCGGCGCGGGCAGGACTACTATGTATCTCGGTAACGGCGATGTTATCTGGCTGGTCAAAGGTGACAATCCCCCACCAACCGGCGGGTCTATCCCCCTTGTCGGTGGATACTGGTACGTTGTAAATGCAAAGGGGAATTTTGATGACGTAGGCGAGGCAACGTATTCGTACAAAATACTGCCTAATATGGTTGAGGCAAACGGGCAAATTTTGAACCGTGCAGACTACCCGCGTTTATGGGAATTTGCGCAGAGCATTCCCGGAGGATTACCAACCGACGCGCAGTGGCTGGCTGGTATCAGCGGGCAGTCAAACGCTTTCCGCGGTTGCTTTAGCCATGGCAACTTTAGTACAACGTTTCGCGTACCGGATTTGCGGGCAATGTTTATACGCGGTTTGGATAACGGCAGAGGCATTGACTTTGGACGCGTATCGAACGTACCGGGCGGCTATGAAAAGGACGAGGTGATAGCACACAACCACGCAAACGGTCAATATAACCGCCTGCTGCGTGACTCCAACGGTAACGGAACAACAAGTACAGGCGCTGACTACACGCTCGGCGAACCGGACATATACAGCAGCGCAACGATACAGCCATACGGCGGCGCTGAGACACGGCCTAAGAATGTTGGTTTGATCGCACAGATAAAAGCATAGTAAGTGAACCCGTTAAAACAAACGCTTAGAAATAAAATATCGCTCAATATCCCGGATAACCATGTAAGGCAGGTAACACCCGCCTTACTCCGTGAGGTATTGGAGCGTATGCTGGATTTTTCAGAGGAAATAATTACCGGCGGTGTACAGGATTTAACTACAACGGAAGAAGTCGCGGAGTGGGACGTTGAATTAGGTGGTAAGGCTATGCTCATTCTAAGCAATGATGTAGAGCTATCTATTGTTAACGCGCTGGAAGGCGGTATGTACTGGCTCATTGTACGGCAGAACAGTGGCGGCGGTAAAAATATAGTCTTTCCCCCGGATAGCATTTTTGAAGGCAGTGAGGAAACCTTGATAGACCAGGAGCCTGAGGCAATGAGCATTTTAACGGTACTCTTTGACGGAAGCAAGTACCTGTGGTGCAGCAAAAATTCAAATAATAACGCTGTTACTCTTTGGCAGCAAACAGATTGGTAAGTATTACAAAAGCAAAATAGAATAGACAATGGCAGGAAATGCACAATTGAAAGTTTTTAAGGTAAACGCGTTGCCCGGTACGCTGGTGGCTAACGCAATTTATTATGTACGCTCCGGCGGTAGCTTCCGCACGGTTATCACGGATAATGCAGGCGCGGTTGTACAGGAGGACTCGGTTACGGCGGCGCAGTTAGCGGGTAAGCAAAACGCAAGCGCGGAGCTTACGGAGATTGCGGGAATAGTAGCCGCAAACAATGATGTTATCCAAAACAAGGCCGGTACCTGGGTAAACCGTACTCCCGCGCAATTGAAGGCGGATTTGGCGCTTGTAAAAGCAGACGTAGGACTTAGTAACGTAGATAATACTTCCGACGTTAATAAGCCAATTTCTACGGCAACACAAACGGCGATTAATAATACCAACGCCACTATTGCGGCGCATACGGGCAGTACCGCAAACCCGCACAGCACGACTTTAGAGCAGGCGCGTACAGCAGGTAACGTTCTTTCCGGTGCTATCAATATGAACGGCAACCGCATACAGAACTTGCCGGATGCCGCCGCGGCTAATGAGCCGTTGACAAAAGGGCAATTTGACGCGCTGAATACAACGGCAGGAAGGCAGCGCGGTGAGCTAAACTGTTCAACAAACCCCAATTACCCTGCGGCGAAAGCAGGCGACCGTTGGGAGGTAATTGCGGCGGGTAAGATAGGCGGTGCCGCTGGTATAGACGTTGACGTGTATGATGAGATCGTGTGTAAGACGGACAGCGCGGGCGGTACGCAGGCAACGGCGGGAAATGCCTTCTATGTGATACAGGGTAATTTGATGCGGGCAACTGAAACCGTTACCGGCTATTCACGAATTGCTACAACGGAGGAGGCGAACGCCGGGGCAGACAATACTACTATCATGACGCCTGTAAAAGTAAGGCAGCAGATTGACGCGGTGGCGGTGAAAACTACCGGCGCTCAGACCATAGACGGCGTTAAGCGTTTCAATAATTCCCCTATCATTCCGGACGCGGTGAATAACAACGAGCCAGCCTCACGCGGACAAGTTGCCGCAATGATTAGTGGCTCCGGTGCGCATACGCATGGCAACATAGCCGTATTGAACAGTATTGCAAACGAGGGCGATGCTCTTGCCTATGGTGGCTCACCCGTAATGCGTTGGGAATTGGTAGAATGGTAATAACTAAATAGCGTAGAATGGCAGGACGAGAAGAAGGATTAAAGTTATTTAAGGTAATAAACGACCCGCAGTTTGACCCGGCCCGGATAGAGCCTAACTCGGTTTATTTTATCAAACCGGAGGGCCAGCAGGAATTTGATATAAAGGTATCCGATTCCAACGGTGAGCTGGTTTACCGCTTAAAATGTTGCCATGACGGCGGTACACCCGGAGGTACTACCGGAAGACCGTATAAGTCTTATACAGCCAAATTACAGCAGCACCATACCGAGCCGCCTATGATATTAGAGGAACTGGAAAACGGGTTAGGCGTTCAGATATTTTTTGAATACCAGGAGTACGGTCGGTATTTAGGCTATGTGCAAGGCGAAATACCGGGTAGGGTTGCAATATTCTGCAACGCCTTTAGCATGAACCAAACGCCGCTTGCCGCTGCCGCAACAATGGCAGACCCGCAAACGGTGGTACTGTACTGCGCGGAGGACGACAACAATATTCTGCTGGAGATCAGGCAATACGAATAGTACAAAACATAGACTACTGCACAGAGCCTTTAGTGACCATCTTTGATACCTATTGAATAGAGACGTGCGGAATGGTTTTGTGATTTGAGGATTTGGGAAGCGGCGAGGATAATTGAAAAGAAAAGGTGAGAGAGAAAGCCGCTTCCCTTAATTCCATCCCGCCCGGAATGTGTAGAATGATTGAGGTATATAGAATGGCTCCGGAAAAAATCTTAGCAAACGTTAGCCCCGCGTTATTATTATCCAGCGGAATTGGGGCATTATTTCAAAAGTATATTTTCAGCGATACCGAGTACCTGATATGGTTGCTCATTGCGGTTATGCTTGACCTGATTACCGGCGTTACAAAGGCGTTGATAAGAAACGGCGTACAGCATATTACGAGCCGCGGCCTGCGGATGACCGTAATTAAATTTATCCAGTACGGTACGTTCCTGATTATAACGCATGTCCTTGTAAACTTTACCGTAAATGGCAAAAGCGTTTCGCCGCTCCGGTTTATGGACGATTGGGCGTTTTCCCTTCTGATTCTTATCGAGGTAAAAAGTGTGTACGAAAATATTGTGGCGATTAATCCAAAACTGGATTTTATAAAACTGCTGATAGAAAAAATTGCCGACGTATTAAAAGGAGGAAAGAATGATGAGAAATAGTATTGTTTGCCTGTGCGCCCTTTTGGTGCTTTCCGGCTGTTATACACAAAGAAAGGCAGAAAGGCAGGTGCTAAAGGCGCAGGCGCGTTACCCCGAAGTGGTGGCGAATTATTGCGGTAATTGGTATCCTCCTAAAGAGGTAACGGTCACTAAAACCGAATATAAACCCGGCGCTACCGTTTATCATTCCGATACCGTAAAAGTGGATTGTGATAGCGTTGTAAAAGCCGGTGCTGGTGGCAACGTTGTTTATTTGCCCTGCCCACCGCGAAGTGAGCGCGTGGATACGTTTTACTCTACCAATACTAAAACGGTTGAAAATACCGCGCGTATTACCGCCTTACAACAATCATACAATAAAGAGCATGACCGCGCGGAGCAATTACTCGTTGAGCGCAATATATGGCGCGTTGTTGCCCTTGTATGTATTGCCGCCATAGGAATTTACGCAGTGATCAAGTTTGTTTTATAGTACATGGAAGAAGAAAAGAAGAAGCCTGGCTCTTTTACCTATAAAGAGCAGCACGCTGTAATTATCCGGGTTGCCACGGAGCAGGAGCAAAAGGAGCTTTTTGAAAAGCTAAAGGAATTAGGATTTACGGATTTAAAGGTAGTGTCGGTATGAGGATAGAGATAAACCATAGCTGCGAAAATTACAAGTCGTTCAGGGCGGAGAAAGTAAAATCATTGTTCAACCCGGAAAGCGGGCATACGTGGAGCCATACGGCCCATATACCAGTCGAAGGTAAGGACTGGCAGATAGGTTTGATCGTCGGCCCCTCCGGCAGCGGCAAATCAAGCATAGGAAAACAGGTATGGGGTGCGGAGCGCCTGCATGATCTATATAGCGGTTGGGACGGCGATAAGCCTATTGTGGATTGTATAGGCCCGGAGCATGACTTTAAAGCCGTAACGGGAGCGCTGGCTTCCGTTGGTTTGGGCGACGTTCCGGCTTGGCTCAGGCCGTTTCATGTATTGTCTAACGGTGAGCAATTCCGGGCGGGGCTTGCAAGACTTACCGTTGACGCGCCGGACAAAGTTGTGGTAGATGAATTTACCTCCGTTATTGATAGGCAGATTGCGCAAATAGGGGCTGCGGCTTTTTCAAAGGCATGGCGCAGGAATGTCGGTAAGCAAATCATTCTGCTTTCCTGCCACTATGATATTATCGAATGGCTGCAGCCGGATTGGGTTTATGATACCCGGACGGCGGAAGTAAAAAAAAACTCCAGTCAAGGCCTCCTATTTCCCTTGACATCTGGAAGGTCGACGGCAGTTATTGGAAGTTTTTTAAACCGCATTATTATTTAGACCTCCCTCACCCTCCGTGCGCTGAATACTTTGTAGGAACGGTAAACGGTGAACTTGTAGCGCACGTTGCGGTTACACCTTTCTTTACCGCTAAAGCATACCGCGCGACACGGTTGGTGGTAATGCCCGAATGGCAAGGCTCCGGCGTAGGTACCCAGTTTCTGAAATTCGTTTGCCAGTACCATTTGGAGGGGAACGGCAGGAAGGGAAACAAATACCCTACATTCTTTCACACGTCGCACCCGCAATTGTGCGCCTATTTACGAAAGGCAAAGGGTTGGATGCAAACGGGAGCAATGCTCTATGGCGCTAATAAAAAGCGTAGCATGGAAAGCATACGCAGAACGCACAAATCAGAAAACTTTAAAAATTCGTCAGCAGGTTACGGCGGGCATTTCCGCGCGGTGCAGGCATTCAAATACATAGGGATAGGGTCGTGAGTAAGTTGAAAGTTTTTATATCAGGGCAAAAGAAGTTTGGAGAGGAAGTACTGCGCCTGTGTTTGCAAAAGGGTTGCGAAGTAAAGGGCATATGCTGCCCGGTAGGGGATAAGTATATAGCCGTATTAGCCCGCCTGTATGATATACCTGTAATTCCCGCCGGTACGCTTACCGCTGATACAATGGTTAAGGGGGTGGATTTGGGTATTACGGCTCATTCCTTCGACTATATCGGTAAAAGGACGCGCTACATACCACGCCTCGGCTGGATCGGTTACCATCCGTCATTACTCCCGCGGCACCGCGGGCGCTCCGCTATTGAGTGGGCAATTCGCATGGGTGACCCTGTAACCGGCGGCACCGTGTTCTGGCTTGACGCGGGAATAGACCGCGGCGACATTGCTTACCAGGACTGGTGCTTTATTGACCCGGCCCTGCGTATAAAGGAACCACGAAAAGCCGCTGCTGAGTTGTGGCGGGAAACGCTGCTGCCTATGGGCGTAACCCTGATGGGGAAAGCGATAGAGGATATAAGCGCCGGTAAAATAATCAGGATGCCGCAGGATAACAGGTTTTCAACCTTCGAGCCGTGTACCGATGTAAAGGACGTTTATAAACCTGATTTGCTCATGCTACCGCAGCAGACGTCCGCAGTTTAGTTCAATCAGTTTTTCAATCAATAGTCAATGAAGCCGAGTGAATTTGTGAAGGCATACTATCCGTATGCAAAAGAGACAGAACGTAAGACAGGAATTAGCGCAAAGGTGATACTTGCGCAGGCGGCACTGGAGAGCGGATGGGGTACGGCAGCACCGGGAAATATGTTCTTTGGTGTGAAAGATACCGACGGTATTAACGGCAACGAGCAGTTAATCATTACAACGGAATACAGCCGCCGTGCGGACTTGAAATTTCCTGTGATTATCTCAATTACACCAGTTGTGCGAAACGGGCAGAAATGGTTTAAATACGTTGTAAAGGATTACTTCAGGAAATACCATACGCCGGAGGAATGCTTTACCGACCACGCGAATTTCTTTTTTAAGAATGCACGTTATAAGAAAGCGCTGGAGGTAAAGCATGACCCGTATAAATTTGCGGATGCTATCGCCGCCGCCGGGTACGCTACCGATCCTAATTACGCGGGTACGCTAAAGCAGTTAATTAAGATGGTCGAGGGATGTATTGCATAATGGCTTTATACTCTGTCGGTGTTACGTCGGTTATGCCCTTTTCTATATAAATAGCGTTGTACTTATCTATTAAATCCGTATTAGGTTTATAAGGGTCAATAACTACCATCTTTTTACCTTTAGAAAGGAAATGGCTTTCAAGATAAGCGTTGATACCGCTGTCCTGGAAGCCATACCCTATTACAACAAGCGCCCCTGAGGACAGAAGATTATTTTCAAAATGTTTAAATAGGTTTGCATAGTACGGGTCATCCGAATAATACCTGATTTTATTAGTCGTGCCGCTTAAAAAATCCGGCTCTACTTCGCTATGAAGTTTCATAAAATCTAATTCACCCGTTGACGGGTTGTTAGCTTCGACATAAAAATCGGATACGCCGTAGTTAGCTTTTAAGCGTTCTCGTTTTGAACCGTCGGTATAAACGATGTTATTGAATATACTACCGTGTAATTTGAAGAAGCAAAGGGGAGTGTCAAACTTATCGATGAATTGCTCCAATTTAACCCGGTAATATTTGTGTACGCTTCTATTAGTTCCGGCATTGAAATCAAAACTTACCGTTCCATAGTAGGGGGAACCTTCAAGTTTAAAGCCGTCTGAGAAATGTTGCCATAGTTCACTATGGTGCCTGCCCAAATGGTCGAAAAATAAATCATGGTTTAGGGAATGTACTTTTAAATCGGTGGCTGGAATTAATGCCGCTAAAAACATTATAAAGTCCTCGTAGGGAGGATAATTAGCAAGGGATACGTCCTCAAAATATGTTCTCTTATGAAGAAGCTCGGCAATTAATTGGTTAAAGGTTCGGTTAAAATCGGCTATACAGTTAAGGCAGTCTTTTATTAAATTTTGTTGCTTGAGATGGCGCTCTTTAAAGCCGTTATAGAAAGCCTCTATTGCTTCCTTGTTTTGCCCGCTATACAGATAGCCAGAATAAAAGTCATAAAATGTTTCATAGTGAAATTGCTCATCTTCCTTTAAAATTTCCGAGCTATAAAATTCAAGGAACTCCTGCACAAACAAACGTTCCTCCCAACGCTGCCACCTATTTGGGTCTTCCTGCCCATTTAAGTAAATGGCCTGCATGTCCGAATGAATTAGTATTTCCGCTTCATTAATTTTTGCAAGACGCGCGTTAAGATCGGCAACTCGTGGTAGCCCTTCAGGTACGGAAAAACCCGATCCAAATAAAAATGAAACTACTGGCCTTACGTTATCGCCCCGTTGTTTTTGCATAGTCCCAAAAATACAATACGTCTGACAGAACCCGCCTAAAACATGCTCCATACATTAGATAGATTGGTCAGCCCGCGTATAATAAGGGTTTGAGGCAAATGGGATTTGAAGAAAAAGAGA